ACGGCCAGCGCAAGAGATCTTCCGCAATACCTTCAATGCGGCTGCGGAGAAGACATCTGAGGAACGCGCCCTTACCCGCGCCTGGTCTGCAGTCAAGGCCAAGTTCAAAAAGGTAGGTGCGGAATGGACTGCTAAGGATAATGTCAGCGATGACATGATGGCCTTTGATGAAATGATTGCCCTGGATGCAGAGGCTAAGTTGCGCGAGACAGCTGATGGTTATTTGGTTTGTAGTCCGCGCATAGCCCGCACAGGCGTTCAGGAATATGCCGGCTGGGAGGTCGGCAAACCCGACATGGAAAAGGTGCGTGTGTATCGTCCAGAGGCAGAAGTGTTCCACATTGACGCTATTGCCTCTCTCGCCTTCAAACCAGTAACCAATGAGCATCCGAGTGATCTTATTGGCCCGGACAATTGGCGAGAATTTGCAGTCGGCCATCTTGGCGGTGATATGCTGCGGGATGGAGACTTCATCCGTATGCCGCTTATTGTCATGGATTCCGGCGCCATTGGCGAGGTCCGTGACGGCAAGAAAGAATTGTCCGTGGGCTATACAGCCTTGCTGAAATGGGGAGATGGTACAACCCCACAAGGTGAGCAGTATGATGCCACGCAACATGACATCCGCGCCAACCACTTAGCCATAACACAAAAGGCTCGTGGCGGGTCTAAGTTGCGGATGGGCGATACCCGTAAACCAAAGGAGAAGGCAATGCGAACTTTTGTAATTGACGGCATCACCGTGGAGATGGAAGAGCGCGATCAGCAGGTTGTTGAGCGTGCTATCAATAAGCTCGAGACTGAGCTCACGGCGGCACAGACTGAACTGAATACTTTGCGGGCCACTTCGGCGACGGAGCTGGCTACTGCGCGGACCGAGACGGCCAATGCAAATTCAACGGTCCAGACGAAGGACGCGGAGATCGTCACACTCAAGCAGCAGCTGGCTGATTCCAAGATCACGCCGCAAGAGCTTGACCGGCGTGTCACGGAGCGGGTGGCTACCGTGACGAAGGCCAAGGCCATTCTTGGCGATGCATTGGTGCTTGACGGCAAGACAGATGCAGACATTAAGAAGCAGGTCGTGCTCGCCAAGCTCGGCGATCAGGCCAAGGATTGGAATGATGAAATGATGACAGCATCATTCAATACCCTTACTGCGGTGGCCGGCACCCCAGTCACAGCCAACGATACTCAGCGCGTCACTGATGTTCTCCTGCTCAATAACAATGCAGGTACTGATCCGCGCAGTAAGGCTTATGCGGAATACGACGAGACCCTTTCCAACCGTTGGAAGACCGCCGGAGTTCGCACTCAGTAAAGGCGCCAACCTCAAACAGGAGTTACGACTATGGTAGAGCTTAATACACGTGTTGATGAGCGTCCGGCAAATTCTCCCGACGATCTTGCTGGTCGTGTCCCGGAAGTTGCCGAGGCGAGGAAGGAGCTCGTCGTGGCGCGCAATCAGGAGATTGCGAAGAATCGTGAAGCTGGCATCGAACCGCATGCTGTGGTTCAGTCCTCCTTCCCGGAGCGGATGAAGCAAGGTCTGCCGGGTATGATCAACCGCATGGTTGATTACAACGTGGTGTCCCGTTCCGTGGAAGGTCCGGCTGGCGGTATGCCGGCAGCGCGGGCTGTGTCGCAGTCAGCCTCCTATGATATCAATTGCGTGCTTGGCGGCACGGTGGTTGGCTTTGTAGGTATTACGGTTCTCGATCCGACCAATATTCATCCGGTCGGTTCGGTCGTTCCTTCTGACGCTTATGCGCAATATACCAACTGCGGCGTGCTCACCAAAGGTGAGATCTTTGCCACAGCGACTGTCGTCACGCTTGCTGGCGATCCGGTACATTTCGGCGCAGCTGATGGCGTGCTCACCAATACGGGCGGTATTGGCCCGGTTGTTGGCGCACGCTGGAAGTATGCCCGTCCAGCCAATGAGCTGAATGTTGTTCAGCTAGGCATTCAGCGGTAATCCGTCACACCGACGATTATCCATCAACCCGTCAAGGAGGCGGAAATGAACTTCAATATGTTCACTAAGGACGCGCAACAGGTCGCGTACAATTTTGTGGTTAATCAGACTACAGCCATCGAGACGACAATCGTCAAGATGCAATATCCGGATGTGCAATATCCGGATCTTGTGCCGGTAGAAACCGGTGGCAATGAGTGGGTGAAATCTATCACCTACTATTCGCAGGACATGATGGGCCGCGCTGATTGGTTCCATCATCAAGCGATGGACGTGCCGATGGCAGAATTGACCCGTGAGAAGTTCGAGCGCGGTGTCGAGATGGCAGCCATTGGCTATCGCTGGACGATTGAGGAAGTTGCCTCGGCGATCAATACACCCGGGCTCAGCCTCACTGCCGACAAGGCCACCGCGTGCCGGCGTGCCTATGAGGAATTCGTAGACGATATCGCGCTGCGCGGTTCGGCTCCGAAGAATATGCAGGGCCTGATCAATAACTCATTGGTCACTGCTACAACGGCACCGGCAGACGGCACCGGCTCTTCAACGGCATGGTCTGCAAAGACCAATGATCAGGTCATCCGCGATATTAACGTCGCGCTGACTGGCATCGCTTCCGGCTCCAATTGGCTGTACTATGCGGACACTATTCTGCTCCCGCCAGCGGTGCTGGTCGGCATGGCAGGACGTATGTTCCAGAATCAGCCAATGACATTGCTGGAGTGGATCAAGAAGTACAACGTGCTGACGGTGCAGACCGGTCGGCCCATTACTATTACCGGCGTGCGCGGGCTTGAGACCGCAGGTGCCGGTTTGACTACGCGCATGGTTGCCTATCGCCGTGATCCGCAGGTATTGAAGATGTGGATCCCGATGCGCCACCGGTTCCTGGATGTCTGGCATCGTGGTCCGATGGTGTTTGACGTGCCGGGTATCTTCCGCATTGGCGGCCTCGAGATCAGGCTTCCGGCTGCAATGAGGTATCTTGACGGCATTTAACCATGAGACCACGACGCGTTGATCTCTTCACGTTAGAAGAGGCGCTTGCGTCTCTTGATTATTGCCAACGCAATATCAAGGTCCAGCAAATATATCTGGACGAAGACAGGAAACGGAATCCACAATCTGACCATGAGTATAGTTTGTGGAAGCTGAAAGAAGCCCATGATGACTTGCGGAAGGCTGAATGGCGCGTTGCCCAATTTGATCTTCCGTCGGTTAGGATCGTTTACAACAGGAGGGCCTAATGGCCAAGGTTAAGAATACCGGCACCCAAGCACGCGGCTTCAATACTGAAGACGGTGGACAAGTCGTCGTGCAGCCCGGCGATGAGAAGGAGTTCAATATGAACGAGGCTGATTTCAATAAGGCAAAGGAGATTGCCGAATCTGAAGATCCGCCTTTGTTCGAGATCAGCGGCGGTGCCGGTGGTGCGAAGATACAATCGGCCAAGGAGCAGCGTGACGCTGAGAATAAGCGGCGGGACGCGGAAGCCAAAGAGGCGAATAAGGCCAAAGAGAAGTAACACTATGACCATCAATCCAACGCTGCCTCCTACCATTGAAGAGTTCCGGGCGGCCTTCCCGGAATTCGACAAGATCTCTGATCCTCAAGTGCAGCTGAGCATTGATACGGGAATGCAATGGATTGACACCTATTGGTTCCCCATCGATGCCAAGCTAGCTGCTATGTACGCTGCCGCTCACTATTTGTATTTGCGTCTTCAAGCGGGCGGTGGCGCACTTAGCGAGACTGAAGGATCAGGTGGTGGAGGCGGTGATGGTGGATTCATTGATCCTGAGCTTGGCAAGATATGGACGAAGTCCGTTCGCTTCCGCGATCGACAAGTGACCTATGAGCGTGTCGGAGCTGGCTCGGATAAGAGCAGCAGCGGCGGTGGCGGATCTACTTCTACCGTTTCCTCTGCAGAGTTCTGGCAGTCAAGCCCATATGGCCAATTGATGTTATCGTTTCGCCGACGCAACGTCCCTCATGTGGCGGTGATTTAGATGGAATATGCTCTGGTTGTTAAACGACTACGCATGATGCAAGTTCAATATGCCATTGATGGCGGCAATGGCCCGGGTCGCATCGAACTGCGTAATGCGGAGCGGGTTATTCTAGCCACGCTGTTGTTGACGCGCCCTTCCTTCTATTTGGTGGGTGCGGATCTTCACCTTCAATCGCCAACGACGTCTTTTGTTACTATAGCCGGCACCGCATCAGTGGGTACAATCAGCGATGGATCAGGCAATATTGTCATCGATGAACTCACCGTTGGCGTTGACCCAACTCTCGATGAAGAGAACGACTACGAAATATGCTTAGATTCAGTAGCACTAGAAGAGGGCAAACAGGTCACCATTACAAATGCAGTAATTGAACATGGATAGAACTCGTCTCGTTGTAATGTTGTTAGTGGCTTTTGCCTTTGTTATCATTTTGTTCATGGTATGGTTCAATGGCGCAGCGCACTAGCAAATCAGTATCCGGTGATCTTATCCCCATTGATGATGAGGTGGATAAGGTCTTTGGCGAGCCAGTTGTATTGAAGCCGATGAAGACAACCAGTAGCGGCTATCGTGCCAATGTGGTTGATGACTCGCGACCATCAGTAATTGCTAGAGGTATCTATGATCAAACGCGTGGAGCAGCGGAGGAAACTGCTGGCGGTTTCTTGCACACACAATCTACCGTTGGCGCGTCATTGTCTATCCGGAAGGAGCCGCTCATTCAATGTGGGCTGCGCAAGAGCGATCGAGTGTACTTCCCGCAGCGCGATGAACTCTATGAAGTGAGTCATCTTCAGGATGACCCTGGCGGGCGGCCTGATGTCCTATTACTGCGAGTGCTGGAGGATGACTAATTCAATCGCAAAGGTTACTCACTGCCCCACGTGCGGCTCTCCGCCCGGGCGGGCATGTCGGGCTATCAACCCAGAAAAGAACAGAATTGTGCCAACACATTCTGCAAGAAGGCTGCTTTACTTAAAGCGCGTTATGCTACTGGCTCAGCCGCCCAACTTTAATAAAGATAAACGCACGGAGCATTAATGAGCGTCATCCGTATGTTGACCCGCTGGTGCGCTGTGGCTGCGCTGCGCGGCAAGACATGGGCAGATGACCGGGTCTTTGACTCTGATAACACACCACTCGCTCAAGCCTTGACGCTCAATGCCGCAGCCAAGCCATACATCGTTGTGTATACAGATGCTGATAACCGGGTTGATATTCAAGGGACGGATATCTACAACTCGCGGCGTGAGCTCAATCTTGTATTAGAGATTGGCGTGGCTAGTAAGGTTCAGGGTGAAACGAATGATGCGACATTGAAGATCCCTTTGACAGATGAGGGTATGGAACTAACGCTAGACATGGTTGAGGAACAAGCGCTCTCTGCCTTGTTTGGCGATCCACAGTCTGATTGGGCGGAGCTGTTAAAGACTATTGTCCTGCGGGTTGACCGTGTACCCGGTCAGCGTGGCGCCTCCGCTGATAGAGATCGCCGCTGGGCTGCTAGGCAATTGAGTATAATCTGTGATGTCGTATCTGATCTACCACTTGGCGTGCCTGTTCCTTCTGGTCACCCGGTGCGGATGTTCCCGGTAATAGCGGCAGCTAACCCGGAGGCAGGTATGGAACATGTTATAGAAATATGCGATGCACTTAACAACCGTGCCGAAATGCCTCAATGGGAGCAAATGCAAGCGACATTAGGCTTGCGCCGCTTGGGCCTGCGCGGGATTGGCTTGGCGCCGCTGAGTTCGGAGTTGCCGAATATGGCTGTGACGCTTGGCGATGATCTGACGGATACGCGTGGAGAAGCGCCATTGCTGCGTGAGCTGGTTTCTGATGATGTCCAAATGACTGATGATCCCGCCGTGGGTAAGATTGATCTTGGAAGAATTAAGACGAATGTGGCAGACATAAAGTTGAAGGAACCCAAGGACAAGATTGTTACGGATTCCGATGGCCCGACGACCTAGCATAAGGATCGAGATCGATACAAAGGAGGTGCTTGAATATAGCAAGCGCCTCAAATCTGCTGAAAGAGTAACTGGCTTAGCTATAGCAACTAGCCTCAATCATGTAGGCGATGGCCTAGTGGCTACGCTAGCTGTCAACATAGCTAAACAAACGAGCCTTGGCATAGAGCAGGTGCGGGGCTTGATGAAGATTAAACGCGCCACCCGCAACAATCTTGAGTATGACGTAAGGGTGCCAGATGATTTGATATCAGAGACGAGCGCGCGGGCATCAGAAGGCAAGCGGGAAAAGAATGAGTTCGGCAAATATGAACCGGGGCAATTGGTAGTAGTCGTGACCAAGAAAGATGAACTGGTCTGTATGGATTGCGAGGAAATGGAAGCTGCTGGTCCTATGCCCATTGATGTGGCGATGAGGCATATACCTAAGCATCCGAATTGCCGCTGCATCATTATGCCGTATGTATCTAAGAAGCGCCTGCCAGTAACGATGACGACAGTATCCGGTACAAGCTCAAGTCGACGTGCCGGAGAAATGGCACGCAGCCTTGATCAGAATGCTACGTTGAGGCAGCTAGCACAGGACATTCTTAATCGCACTTCACGCTCGCTGAGGATAGAGCTAAAATGAGCGAAGACTATCAGCGCCTGCTCCAGCAAATCGCGGTTATGCGCCGCCAAATTGGCAACATGTTCCAGACTGGTACGGTACATGAAGTCAAGAAGGATAAACTGCGCATGGTGATTGGTAAGGACAAGGATGGCAAGGAAGTGCTTGGCCCTTGGCTTAATACCAACAACCATCGTGGTGGTGCTACAGAGGCGCGGTTCTATAAGAAGGGACAGACCCTCTCGATGTTTTGCCCGGGCGGTGATGTCGCCCAAGGCATGATTGCGCCATTCGCACCCAATAAAGAATTCAAGAGACCGGAGCACGCAGATGATTCGGGTCAGGATGAAGAGTCATATCAGCTGGAAGACTACCGCCAAAAGCAAACAAAGGAAGGCGTCGATTTCTGGCTCCAGGAAGATGATAGTAATAAACAACAAGGTGGCCAATCTGGCGGAGGCGGTAGTGGCGGCGGCGGAGGCGGAAGCCAGCAGCAGAAGAAGGGGCATACTGGTGGGGAGAAGGCCAAGGTCAAAACTCGTTTGAATAAGGATGGCGGTATCACCCATCGCGTAGGCAAAGATGTACGAGTGGCTGCGCATAAAGAGGGCAGCAAATTACGCGCAGGCTCTGATTGGGTCGTGGTCAAGAAGGGCAAGATTATTTTCTCGCAGCCGCCTGTTCTTGGCAAGGACCCAATACCAAACGACGACAAGTAACCACAAGGAGAACGGACAATGCAGCCATTCTATATCTATGATCCTAATGTCGGCGATGAGCTCGGCGGCATGCGCGTGCGTCAGGACGACAAGGGCAACAAGCACGTGTTGGCCAATCCGCCTCAAATTCAATACTGGATTGATCAAGGCTTGCTTGGCGACAAGCCATTGAGCGAGATCAGTGGCCCGCAAAAGGAACTGCTCAACCAGATCACGCGCGGGCGCATTGAGAATAATGAAGACCGCCGCAGGCGTGTGCCGAAATACAACCGCAAGGTTATGGGCGGTGAGCCTTCCTTCGCCACGCTCAGCGCCAGCCCGATGCATGCTTCTCGTAAACGGCAAAAGGAGCGGCAGAAGGAGCGCAACAAAAACGGCAAGCAACCGCCACGCAAGCCTGAGCCCAAGAGCCCGCCACCGGCAGCAGCTTAATGCCTTACATCTATGATCCCAGCCTGGATATGTGGCCTGACCTTAAGCAAGGCCGCATTGTCCTCAATCCTGTCCGCATCGGTGTAGACCGCACGACAGGTAAGATGATTACAGGCTGGGATCACGTTGTCCAATCAATCTTGCTTATCTTCTCTACTCGCTATCATGAGAGGGTATTGCGGCGTTGGTGCGGGTCATTTGTTCCGCATATGATTGGTAACAGCGCAACGGAATCAACCATAGTTAGTTTCTATTGGTCAATCGCCAATGGGCTTGACCTATGGGAGCCAAATTACCGTATGCAACGTGCGCGTGTAGGCAATCGTGCAGACGGTTCCATGCTAACATCTGCAGAGGAATTAAGAACAGGCCATTTGTCCACGGCAACTGAAGGTGTGTACCGCCCACGTGCTCATCTTGGCGATGATGCGCCGGAAGAGCGGCGCACAGTGGGCTTGGTTAGCCGTGGATACAATGTTTGGGAACGTATGCCCGGGCCTGTCTCTGGTGCGCCGGCATTAGGCTATGGCACTACTCCAACAGCGGTGACTGAATAATGGCTAATGGCGGGCAGGCTCTCGTTGATCGGTTGACGGAACGCATTTCCATTCTGGTGCCTGCAAATCTTCAACGCATGATTGTGCTGGAGGATCTTAATGCTGAAGCAATTCTTACTCAGCGGATGCAGAGGTTCAAACAGCTATGGGCAAGTTATGATCCTCCAGTCGCTGCGCAATATGATGTGGAACAGCTCGAGTTTGATCCGATCAAGATCAATCAAGAGCTATGTACATATTTTGAATTACTGTTACGAGATCGTGTCAATCAGGCGGCTCGTTCCATCACGCTGGCTTATGCAATTGGTACAGACTTGGATGCAATCGCCTCACGCTATCCGGGCGGTGTCCCACGTCTTGAGGGAGAAAGCGATGACAGATATCGGCGACGAATCTGGTTATCGCCGAACACCCTATCCCCGCACGGCACGGCGGAAGCGTATGAATTCTGGGCATTGACGGCATTGCCGGCATTGCGTGACGTAACAGCCATGCGCTCTGTGCAGCATGACTATTACCCGACAATCTTGATCACTTGCCTGTTAGGCCCTGAGTCACCTAACCCGTCTCCGTCGCAAGAAGAACTGATTAGGATCAGGACATATATCCAGAACCTATCACGGCAAGGGCTCACTGACGTGATCTCTGTATCAGGCCCAAAGGTGAAAGAGGTTGCCTACAATATCTCCGTGTGGCTCTACCCGGGCACTGCCCCTGAGCAGACACTAAACAAAATTGCTAGCAACCTGCAACAGCTTGTTGATAATCAATATTGGCTAGGTCATGATCATGCTCATACGGCAATACACGCTTCTTGCGCCCTATCTGGTGTTCATCATGTTGATATTATTGAGCCAGCTAATGATGTATTGATCGCATCTGATTGGGTTGTTAAGGTAACAGGCATCACTGTCACGCTAGCCGGTCGAATGGTATGACCGACGAACCTGAAATCATTACGCAACCAGGAGCTAAACTTCTCTATCGGTCATCAACCGGATTTGAGAAGTCAATGGCGGACGTTGATGGCGAACGTCTGCTCAGCCTGTATGCCGAGATCATTATTGATCAATGGGACCCTTACAAGATAAGCTATAACAATTTGCCCTATCTCGCTTATGCAATGGGCACTTTGCTATGGGAAGATGGCTGGACTGAATCCACTCAGCGAGAATGGACAGCCCGACAATTTGAATATAAGTCCCTGCGTGGCACGCAGGCCGGCATTGAGATGGCTCTCGATTTCACTGGTCGGGACTTCACTGGCGGCTATGATGTTGTGCAGGCAATACGACCGCCGCAAGCATTCTTTGCTTCTCCAAGCTTGAGCAAGGAAGCATATGATTTCTGGATCCATTTGATGCCGGAGCTACGCATCACTTGGTATCAAGGAGTAGGCTGGGATGGTATTGACGTCCTGTTCTGCGGAGATGGTGGGGCAGGCTGGCACGTTGGGCTTGATGATGGCGAAGCATTGTATGGGCGCAAGGCATTCTTACGGGTAAAGGGTAAGGATATTCCACTTCAAATCTACACATTCACCAAGACCATCAATGGCGTGAGTTCTATTGATTATGAGCGTGTATCAATTCCGGGTCAAGCTGGGCTAGCGGTTACAACAGAAGACTTTGTTGGTGATGAAGATCGTTTCGTTTGCGCAGAAGCTATTGTTCCGCAGCTGATCACCGTGCGCGTTGATGGATCTTATAGTCACGAACAAAG